ATTATGACAAACAAGGAAAAGAAGGAGTTGTTAGTTTTTCTGAATCAGGAACTTCTGTCTCCTATGAAACCTCCGGAACTCCATTAAGTTTATTAAGAGGAATTATACCTGTTGCTAAAATAGTTTAAAATAACAAATAAGACGGAGCGTGACGCAAAACCTCCCGGAGCGTCGCAGGGACATTTCGCGAGTGTGGAGGGGAGAAATGAAAGAAAACGGGAGTACAGCGAGGTGTAAGTATGCAAGAATGCCAAAAATGTACATTAGCAGAAAAAGTATCCAGGATTGAAAATGAAGTTGCAGTAAATTCCGGGAAAATTAAAGCAATCGAAGAGCGATTGGAAAGAGATAGAGAAGACAAAAAAGGATTTTATGACAAATTTGAAAAATTAACTTTGGCAAACGAAGCTCATAAGTCGAACACCGAACACATTTTCGAAAGACTTAAGCGCATTGATAAGTATACAGAGGAAATAAATAATAAAATTGATGAAATAAATGATAAGCCCTCTAAAAATGCTGATAAATTTACTTCTGCAATTATTTCTGCAATAGGCAGTGCAATAGGTGTCGCTATCATAGGATTAATTGCACTATCTATTGTACAAGGTATGTAATAATGAGGGAGGCGTTTTAACTTGAGTAAAAGAAATTTCTACAAAAGATTCATAGAGGAAGAAAAACAATTTTACTTGCACATGGCGGGCTTTAATTCGCGAGAAGCTTGCTTATTTAAGTTGCGCGCTTATGAAGATAAAACCTTGTGGGAAGCAGCCGATATAATGGGCTATAGCTTAAGGACAATAGATAGAATAAATCGTGATATGAAAAGAAAAATAGAAAAAACGGCTTTGCTGTATGAATTCGATATGGCGGATTAGTGTCGTGTTATTCATGCTTGTTTCATATTAAAATAAAGGTATAAAAACAAGGGAGGAATTGACATGATGCCTTATCAAAACAGCTGGCAGAGTGCTTATCCAGCAAATTCTCAGTATCAAGCATCTTATCCACAGATGTCAATGCAGAGAACGCCCCAATATCAACCACAGATTCAGCAAACATTTTCAACTCAAATACCTGGAAATATGCCTACTTTTCAAGGGCTGCCAGGACAGATTGTAGATGGAATGGATGCGGTTAAAGCAAAAGATGTTGATATGTCGGGCATGGCGACGTGGTATCCAAAAGCAGATGGCACAGAAGTATATTGTAAGCAATTACAGCCTGATGGTCGAAGCCAAATACTTACTTATAAATTGGTTTTACCGGAAAATTCAGAGCAAGTAAATGTTAATCAATCAGTAGTTGATACAAACATGTTGAGTGATTTATTTTCTCAATTAAAAACTGACATAATTGCTGAACTTTCAGGAATAAAAAGTATGTTACCTGTGCAACAGGCAGCAAATGATTCCTCCAAACAGAGAGGAGGAAATCAAAAATGATAAATCCAATAATGAATTTTATACAAATGTTAAGAAATGCTCAAAACCCTCAACAAATGATGGTAAATACATTAAAACAACAAACGGGAAATAATCCTGTAATGAACAATGCATTACAAATGATGGAAAAAGGTGACGGTGCCGGAATTGAAAAACTGGCAAGAAATCTTTGCAAAGAAAGAAATGTAAATGCCGATGAAATGTTCAAACAAGTAAAAGAACAATTTGAAGCAAAATAATTTCTTTAACCTCCCCAGAATTGGGTGATTAAAATCGCTACAATTTTGGAGGCGTCCCGGGTTGTCTCCAATTGTAAATATATAAAAAGGAGACTTTGTTATGATGAATTCAGGTGGATACTCTTTAGCGGATATTGCAGCTGCCACAGGCGGCGCAGAACGTTCTGATGGAATGTGGGGAGATGGAAACTGGCTTTGGATTATTGTTGTTTTTGCCCTTCTGTTTGGTTGGGGAAATGGCGGTTTTGGAAATGGATTTGGCGGAAATGGCGGCGGATACGTTGCCACAGCAGCTACGCAGGCCGATATTCAAAGAGGCTTCGACAACCAGGCAGTTATTAGCAAATTAGATGGAATTGCAAACGGATTATGTGATGGCTTTTACGCCATGAATACAAGTTTACTCCAAGGAACGAATACGATTCAGAACGCAATTCAGCAGGATACTATTGCTGGAATGCAGAACACTTTTGGAATTCAGCAGGCGATTAATGCTGATACTGTAGCTAATATGCAGAACACAAACGCTCTCGCTAATCAATTATCAAATTGTTGCTGTGAGACAAGAGAAGCTATTCAGGGCGTAAACTACAACATGGCAACTAATACTTGTGCGTTGCAGAATACTATGAATAATAACACTCGTGATATTATTGATAGTCAGAATGCGGGCACAAGAGCAATCCTTGATTATCTGTGCAATGAAAAAATCGCATCTCTTCAGAGTGAGAATAACGATTTGAGACGTGCCGCATCTCAGGATAGACAGAGTGCATTTATTACAACGGCAATGACAGCGCAGACACAGCAACTTATTAACGCTATAAATCCAGCGGCTATTCCGGCTTATGTAGTTCCTAATCCAAACGCATATTATAATGCTTGCGGATGCAATAATGGATGTTGCTAACAATTCACCCTTAGAGGTTGATTAAATTTCTAAGAGGTGGGTTGAACCCCACCTCTTGTTTTATGAGAGGTAGAAAATATGGGATGCAAAAACATATGTAAACTTTGTAATAGGTTAATTATAAGTCAGGCGGTTGCGTTTACAAACGGTCAGCTGATAATTACTTTGCCGGCAGGAAGTTATGAAAATGGAGAAAAATATTGCATTGTTGTGGCACAGAACATTCCGGAGACCGCAACGATAAATGCCCCTGTAGTCATTCAAATAGGAACAGGAACGCAACTTTACCCACTTCAAAATCGTTGTTGTGCGCAAATTACAGCATGTAGCATTAGAACGAGAACAAAATACTCCACACGAGTCGCGACTAATGCAACTGGCGGAACATTTAAAATGTTCGGAACACCAGCCTGTTCACCAAACAACGATTTAAGAGCGATCAATGGAACAGCAGCAACCGTTGAAGCGGAAGCTGCAGCAACGCAAGGAATTAAGAAGGGAGGAAAAGTTAATGCATAACCTGGCAATGGAAATGGGAAGATGGGCGATGAATAAAGCTAATCAATGTGGATTAGAAAAGTTAACTTCTCAAGACTGGGATGACTTAAAAGACTGTATGGAAGCTGTAAAATGTGCAATATGCGCAGATAAAGATTACCGTATTATTAAAGCAATGGATGAAGCAGAGGAAGAAGAAAAAATTCTTGATAAATTAGGTGTAAGAGCTGGATACGATAGATATCGTTACGCCGATGGAAGATTTGCTCCAAAAGGGCACGGCACAAGGCGAGGCTATACGCCATACCTTCCGATGGAACCAGATGAGTGGATCAATGCATATTTAAACAATCCTGATTTTGTAGATAAGAACTATCGAATGGGATATCATGGCGACAAAGGAGTTTATTCAACTCCTTCAAAACACGGAGAGGTTTATGACAGATATAGCGAATACCGTAGACATTATCACGAATCGCACGATCAGGAGTCTAAACATAAAATGGAAGAATCTATGAAAGATTATGCAAATGATGTTATTCAAAACGTAAAAAACTTATGGGCAGATGCTGACGTGACGTTGCGTCAAGCGTTAAAAAATGATTTTACAAAATTAGTTCAACAGATGCAATAATGTGACACAAGGGCTCTTGGCTGCTTTGCGGTTGAGGGCTTTTTGTTTAAGGGATGATGCTTTATGTTTAGAGAATTTTATATAAATGGAGATTGGTGGAAGGTCGTTTTTGTAAACTCTTGGGACGAGCATTTGGTTGATAGAACGGGGAAAATGACTCTTGCGACATCTGATTATTCAGAAAAATCTATTTTTATTTCCAACTTAATAAACAAAGAATTACTTAACCATGTTTTCTTACATGAACTTGGACATTGCATCATGTTTAGTTGTGGTCTACTTTTTGGATTGCACAAAATGGTAAAAAGAGAATTCTGGATTCAAGCCGAAGAATGGGTGTGCAATTTTATAGCAAATTATGGTTGTTTTGCAATAAAAATAGCTCGAGATGTTCTTGGGAATGACTTTATTTGTATAGAACCAGCATGGGACGGAGCGAATGTAGCATGAGAGAATTAAAATTTTATGTAAACGGACAAAGAATTAAAAAAGATAATACATGTGATTTTTCTGGAATAGTAGCAGGGACAAAGGGATATCTTGAAGCGGTGTTTTGCTTCGGAAGTGACTGGTCGGGAATGTCTAAGGTTGCTGTTTTCACTCGATTAAAAGAACAACATCCAGCAAAAATTATAAAAAATAAATGTATTATTCCGCATGAAGCACTCACATGGAGAGACTTTTCGGTTCAAGTAATTGGAGAAAAAGATGGAATTAGAATTTGCACAAATCAAGAAATCGTAGAACAGGAGGTGATTTAACCTTGCCTACTGTAGAAGAACTTCTAAGAGAACAGAATGAAACAGACTTTTATGAAGAAGAACAGTTTACTTCTGTTCCTGGATACCAAACAAGCGAATATAAGGATTCTCAAATAATTATCATTTCCAATAAAGAAATTGGAAATTTAGATCAGCAAATAAGTGTCTCAGGAGAATCAAATAGTCAATATATTATGTTTGAAGTAAATCGCTTTGAGGATAACATTGATTTGATTGACAAATTAATTCAAGTTCATTACGAAAGAGAAGATGGGGTTGGAGACAACTGCCCTGTAGTAGATGTTTCTGCTTCAAATTTGCATATGCGTTTTGGATGGGTTATTCCTCCTAAAGCTGTAGAAATTGATGGTATTTTGAAGATAATGCCATTTATTCACGGGACGACTTCTTCTGGAAACACTTATATTTTAAAAGAAATATATGCGGAATATGACGTTAAAGAAGGTTTGGCACTATCTGGAGGAATTGAAAAGCCAGAAGAAGATTGGTATGTTCAATTTTTGAATAAAATGGACAACTATGTATCTGATGTTAAAAAGCTTGAATACTCCGCAAAGACATCTGCTTCAAATGCAAGTGATAGCAAACAGGCAGCGGCCGCAAGCGAATCCAAAGCGCAAGAATATTCCGACTCCGCAAAGACATATTATGAAAAAACGAAAACACTATCCATTTTAAATGTTGGGGAAATGGAATTTTCGATAAATGAATCTAAAAAATGTTTATCTATAACATATACACAGGAAGGAGAAGAGAATGCCTACAATTAATGTTGGAAATTTAGAAAATCAAGAAGAGATACTTGATTATTTAAAAAGAATTTATGCAAATGTATTTGATGTGTCTGCTATTGACTGGCAGGCTTTTTTTAATGCTAGAGCAACAGGAGAATTGTTTTCTACAAAATTTTATAATTTATCAGTGACCAATACCGCGCAAGGCGAAAAGATGAATGACTCTATTGGAAAAGAATGTACGCCATCTACAAATTTAGTGAAAAACAGAGATGATTTTGCATCTTTTAACGCTTTTTGGTTCTGCTATTGCAATTTTATTGTTAGCGATGATGGTCAAAAGACAATTACGGCAATTCAAGGACAGAAAAATTTCTCGCGTACAGGAAAAGTGAACGTAGGAATATTAACTCCTCCACTTTATTATGGCATTAGCAAAGTCTCAGATGGAGAAATATGGCACTTGTCAGATAAGCCAAATAGAGAACTTGGATTAGTACTAATGCCACATTGCAAAGATAATAAAGGAAAAGAAATGCCATACGGTGTTCTTCCTGTCTATTATGCAGGCGATATTGATGGAAAATTATACGGGTCTTCTGGACTTCCGGTAAAGAATTTTATTTCTTATATGTCTTTGCACACAGAAATGTCAAAACTAGGGACCGGATATGTTGGAGCAGGTTCGGAAAGGAGCATATATCTTAAAACCATGTTAAGGATAAAATATGCATTTTCTTCTTCACAAAAAGTTTTTCAAGGAAATACGGCAAACAATCAACAAATTAAGGTAGCAACAGCGATTGAAAATGTCACATATTTTCCTGTTTCTGCATCATATGCAAATGGATTTTATGTAGGAGAAGATGTTTCTATCGGAGATGCGACAGGGCATACAGATAATCTTGATCGCGGAAATTCTTACATGAGAAACATTGCTGACAAGGTTTTGATTACAAAAATTGAAACAGAATCCGACGAAATTGTCAGAATATATGTTGATGTTGAAACTCCATTTAACTTAACGGCAGATTCGTATCTTTCAACGATGCCATTACATTCTGGAACAACAGATGATGTTTTAGGAAATGATGGATATATTGCGAATGATGGAAAACATGCATTCAAATTACAAGGGCTTGAAGAAGAAATTGGCGCCTATATGGTTTCTTCAAATGAAGTTATGAATAAAGAAACAGCTACAAAAACTGTTTTTTACCATAAAAATTATGGTGACTATCACTCTGATAATTCGATTTTGACAAACTATAAAAAAATTGGCGAATTTACAAAAGAAGATTCAACAGATTTTTGGATAGGCGAAGTCGACATCGACTTAGAGACAGGCGCAGAAGTTCCGCGAACCATAGGAAGCGGTGATTCAGTAGGAACTGGAGACCGATATTATTTCGGAGGGACAGGAATAGGATTTAGAGAATATTTAACGCGTGGGAATCTCAGGAATTGGTCGGATGCCGGCCTCTCGTGCTTGTATGGCGGGAGCGGCTTGTCGCATGCTGGGTGGTACTGCGCGGTCTGCGTTTCCTAACCCTGTAGGGGTGAATTTTGTGTAGCAAAAGAGGGGACTTCCCCTCAAAAAAAATAGGGCTTGATGTGAGCGTGGGAATCTCAGGAATAGGTCGAATGCCGGCCTCTCGTACTTGAATGGCAGGAACGACTTGTCGAATGCTAGGTGGAACTACGCGGTCTGTATTTCTAAAAAAATGTGTCGTTTGAGCGACTTTA